AAGCCATGTTAAATTCATCATACTATTATAATGGAAATCTTAAAAAGATTGTAGCAGTGTTTGGCACAATCTTTAATGATGTTTCTATTGCGAAAAAAGTAAATGGCAAGATGACTGGCATTCAACGAGTGCCTATATCATATGGCCCACACCAAAAGTTTTTGGCGCGACTGTCAAGCCAACAAAATGAAGAGTTTGGAGACGTAGCAATCAAACTACCTCGTATGAGTTTTGAGATTACTTCAATAGCCTATGATTCAACAAGTAAACTAAATAAACTTAATAGCAAATTATATCCAATCGAAGGTACAACTGATAGTAGGACAAGAATATATCAGAGTGTACCATATAAAGTTAGTATTCAATTGAGTATACTTGCGCATCATCAGGATGACGCACTCCAAGTGTTTGAACAGATTGTTCCATACTTTACTCCTGACTATAATGTGGCAGTAAAAGATCTTGAAGGTCCTGGTTCAATTACTGATGTGCCTATACTGCTAACTGCTACAAATTTACAAGACGACTATGAAGGAGACTTTGGAAACAGTCGGCGTACAATCATTTATACCCTTGATTTTGATATCAAGGTTAAATTTACTGGTATACAGTCTGGTCCATCAAAGGTTATTAAAATTGTTGATGTAAACCTTTATGATAACTTGAATGTTGGAGTTTCTGATCCAATTGATCGTGTACGAGTTAGTCTAGGTGATCTAGAAAATGACACACCTGAAGATTATACAATAGTCACAACATATGGATTTGATGAAGAAGACCCTGTACCATGAAAAAAGATAAAGATACCATACTGGCATCTCTTGAAAAAAATGTCTTACCAGTAAAGCATGAAATTGCAGTCTCAACTGGATCTCCAGTCGGACCATCACATGATGAAATTGTATTGCATGCTGAGGAAGACTATAAATTTGCTCGTGAGCGCATAAAAAAACTTATTGATACGAGTGATGAGGCAATAAGTACAATGCATGCCCTTGCTTCTGATGCTGAACACCCTCGCGCGTTTGAGGTGCTTGCCGGAATGATAAAGACTGCAGCAGACATAAACGGTCAACTGCTAACTTTGCAAAAAGAACGTAAAAAGATTGTTCAAGAAGGTGAACCAAAGGGCAAAGAGTCTTCAGGAGGATCCACTACAAACAATGCAATTTTTGTTGGAACCACGACTGAACTTCAAAAATTATTAAAAGGCTCACGCGATGAAACACTTGATGTATAATAATTATGCCATATTTTTATATTATACAAAATGTCTATAGTAAAAAATATTATGTTGGAAGCAAATATTCGCGTGAAGATTGTGATGTATCCCTTTTGTTAAAGGACAATGGGTATTGTACTTCATCATCAATAATCAATAAAATTATTGAAAAAACTGGTATAACTTCATTTATAATACGAAAAACAAAAGTTTTTGATAGTGCTCAACAAGCATATAATTATGAAACGCGTTTTTTAAAAAAAGTAGATGCCGCAAATAATATAAAATTTTATAATTGTCATAACAACGATCTAAAATGTCCTTCATTTGGGACTATAGAATATTCGCAATTGTTGTATGATAAATATGGTGTTATAAATGCCAATTATATACCTGGTGTGGCTGATAAAATTTCTCAAAAAGCTCTTTCTAGATATAGTGATGAGAATTGGAGAAAAACTAATTGGCTAAAAGGTTTAGAAAAAATGAAAAATACTATGTCAAGTTTAGATTGGAGAAAAAATATAGCTAAACCACGAGCATTAAAAGCAGCACAAACGCGAAATCAAGAATTAGCAAATAAAAAATGTAGCGAAACTAAATTATCAAGTGATTGGAAAAATACTATTGGCAAAGTTTCACAAGAAAAAAGAAATATATTACGTAAGCAAAAAATTAATAGGCCAATAGTAATTGAAATAAAAAAATTATGTAAAAAATATAGAATAAAATTGGGTTCTGGTTGGTCGGTTAAAGATGATGAATTTTTGCAAAATAAATTAGCTGAAATAAAATTACATTATGATAATTGATAATCAAAAAACAAAAGATAATGGATATTTAGGCAATCCTAATATTAAGCGGGATGGTGTTAATATTAATTTTGCAAAAGAACAAATTGATGAATATATCAAGTGTAGTAAAGATCCTATACACTTTTGTGAAACGTATTTAAAGGTTATTCATTTGGATAGAGGCCTAGTGCCATTTAAATTATATGGTTATCAACAGAAAATATTTCATGCATATAATTCAAATAGATTTAATATTGTATTAGCTTGTCGCCAGAGCGGCAAATCGATTTCTACATGTGGTTACTTATTATGGTATGCTCTTTTTCATAGTGAAAAAACAATAGCAATTTTAGCTAATAAAGGAGCTACTGCACGAGAAATGTTATCTCGTATTTCTCTTATGCTTGAAAATTTACCATTTTGGTTGCAACCTGGTTGCAAAGCATTAAACAAAGGAAATATTGATTTTTCAAATAATTCTCGTATAATTTCTGCGGCGACTTCTAGTTCAAGTATTCGTGGAATGAGTATTTCTTTATTGTTTCTTGACGAATTTGCATTTGTAGATAATGCTAGTGAATTTTATACTGGTGTATATCCTGTTATTTCATCAGGTAAGGACACAAAGGTTATAATTACAAGTACCCCTAATGGAATAGGCAATATGTTTTATAAGCTATGGGAAGGTGCAATACAGGGTGCAAATGAATTTAAACCATTTACGATTCGTTGGAATGATGTGCCAGGACGAGACGAAGAATGGAAGCGCCAAACTATTGCAAACAGCAGTGAATTGCAATTTCGTCAAGAATTTTCGTGCGATTTTATTGGCAGTTCACAGACACTTATAAGTTCTGACACATTACTAGGATTGCAGGCACGGGACCCAATATATACTAAATATGGCATTCGTTATTATGCCGAGCCAACCGAAGGTCATGATTACATAATGACTGTTGATGTAAGTAAAGGACGTGGACAAGACTACAGCACATTTACGGTCTTTGATATATCATCAAATAACAGTTTTAGTCAGGTCTGTACATATCGAGACAACCTGATATCTCCGCTTATGTTTCCTGAGCTTATCGTTCGTGCTGCAAAAATATACAATAATGCGCTTGTTATTATTGAAAATAATGATGCTGGACAGGTTGTGTGCAATGCAATATATCATGACTATGAATATGACAATACATTTGTACAAAGTTCTGTAAAGAGCAGTGGCATTGGTGTCACCATGACAAAGCGTGTAAAACGTATTGGATGTAGTAATCTAAAAGATCTTATAGAAGGTGCCAAACTACACATATGTGACCCCGATGCAATTAGTGAACTCAGCAGTTTTGAGCCTAAAGGCGACAGCTATTCTGCTCGCGGATCGACTCACGATGATATGGTCATGAATTTGGTACTCTTTGCTTGGTTTGTGAGTACTGATGCATTTGGAGGCATGAGTCCAATTGAGTTAAAGGACCTACTCTACAGTGAAAAACTTAAGGAGATGGAAGACGACGCACTGCCATTTCCAGTGCTAACTAATAATGGAGCGTCTGAAACGAATAGTATTAACCATTATGAGCGTCAAATTCAAGACCTCCAAGAGTGGAATATGCTGTAAAAGTGACATTTTATAAATATGGTTAGATTGAAGTTTTCTTATTATGTGCCTACAACTTATAATTAACAATAACTGAAAATAAAATATATGTCATTCTTAACATCACCTGGAGTCGAAATAAACGAAATCGACCGCACTGACGTAGTCCCAGCTCTTTCTACCTCAATTGGTGGATATGCTGGTGATTTTAACTGGGGGCCATACAACCAAATCGTTTCTGTCAGCAATGAAAAGGAACTTGGTTCAATATTTGGTACTCCTACACGCAATAAATCAATTGCAAATTCATTTTTAACAGCTGCAAGCTTTTTAAAATATGGAGAAGCTTTACGTGTAGTACGCACTTTAAATTCCGGTGCAAACACTTCACGTCACGTTACTGGTTCTATTGGTTTAGAAACTACATTTAACGTTCAAAATTATGAACAATTTGAAACACTTACTGATTTACCAAGCACAATATATGCTCGTTATCCTGGTGAATTAGGCAATAGTATTCAAGTAAAAATTGCATATTATGATCTTTCTACCACTGATTATAATAATGAGTTTGCTTCATATTTTGATTATAAACCAGACACTACTTCATACGTTGAAAATATTAATTCTTCTATAAAAGACGAAATTCATATTTTAGTAATTGACAGATATGGTAAAATTTCTGGAACGGCAGGAGCAGTTCTTGAAAAATATCAAGGTCTTTCTCTTGTAAGAGACGCAAAATCTGAAAATGGCTCATCATTATGGTATGGAGATGTAGTAAATAGAGGTTCTAATTACATCTATATTAGTAGTTTAGATTTTATATTTAACAATGCTGATATAATTGCTTTAGACTCTCCTACTACACTTATATCACGTAATGGTAATGCAAATATAACTGAAGCTTCTACATCAATTGCAACAAAAGTTACTGTAGCAAATACTGGTTTTATAAATGGTGATGATGAAATTTTAATTAATAGCGGTAATACTGTTATTAATAAAAATATAAAAATTGGCATACAATTTAGAGATTCTCAATATACCAACCTTTCTGGTAATAGTTGTAGGCTTATATTAACTTCTAATCCAGACTTAACTGGAGATCCAACTGTTGACTTTAATGTGACAAATCCTAGCACGACATCATTTAGTATGGATGTTGTTGTAGTGTATAATGATGCTCATACAATAACAGATATTATTGAGGCATTAAATACAGATGCTGGTAATACATTTACAGTAAACAACGTAGCACGTCGCGCATACACATTTACAGCATATATCGATGAACTATATAAAATTACTACAAGTGATGCTGCTTTAGGTGATGCTAACAGCACTACTACAACTACAAGAACAGCTGCTAATGTTATATTAGATTTAACTGTAACAGAAAATGTTCATGCAAAAATTCACAGTAATTTAATTCCTAATTACAACTATACAAATAATGTTTTAATTGGTGCAGTTAATATATTCAATTTTAGCGGTGCAGTTATTAATGCCGGAGCCCTAATTGATTTTACATTGGTTGGTGGTAAGGATCGTGCAACTAGTCAAACTACTACACTAGCAGCAGATGTTATCTCTGCTTTAGAAGTAATTGAGTATGTTGATCGTGATTTATTAGACATTAACTATATATTTGCACAACAAATTGATGGCGATACTTCAGTTGATTCAAAAATTTATGAACTTGTAGAAAATCGTAGAGACATGATTGGATTTATATCTGCTCCTATTAGCATTTCATCTATAACAACAAATGATGCTAAGAAAACTGCAGTATTAAATAAATTTGCAAGTGTGCCAAGCAGTAGTTATCTTGTATTTGATAGCACTCCGCTGTATGTCTATAACAAATATCAAGACAATTATTCTTGGATTCCAGCTTGTGGCCACATGGCAGGTTTGTGTGCAAACACTGATCTTATATCAGAGCCTTGGTTTTCCCCAGCTGGCCTTAACCGCGGTCAACTTCGTGGAGTGACTAAATTGGCATTTAATCCTACACAATTAGAAAGAGATGATCTTTATAAAAATAGAATTAATCCAATTGTGTCTTTCCCAGGTCAAGGTATAGTACTGTTTGGCGATAAGACTGCACTATCAAAACCATCTGCGTTTGATCGTATAAATGTTCGTCGTCTATTTAATATTGTTGAAAGAACAGTTAAGCGTTATGCTAAAAATCAATTGTTTGAAATCAATGATGAATTTACTAGAACAGCATTTGTTGCTTCTGTCGAACCGTTTTTAAGAGACATTCGTGGCCGTAGAGGCATTAGTGATTATCGTATTGTTTGTGACACTACAAACAACACATCACAAATCATTGATACAAATAAATTTGTTGGAGATATCTATATTAAACCAGTTAGGTCAATTAATTTTATATCTTTAAACTTTATTGCTACTCGTTCTGGCGTTACATTTAATGAAATTGCTGGTTAATTTATAATAATTATATAAATACTTAAAGAAAATACTATTATGAAACAAAGCATATCGAATTTTAAATCAAATTTCATTGGTGGAGCTAGACCTAATTTATTCCAAGTAAGAATAAATTATCCAACTGACACGACAAATTCTGTGTCTCCAATAAATGGAATTGGTGGTAATGCAGTAACTGATACACTTATGGTTAAAGGTGCTTCATTGCCTGGAGGTGTACTTGGAACAATTGAAGTTCCATTTCGCGGCCGTAAACTAAAAATTGCAGGAGATCGTACATATGAACCATGGACAATAACTGTTATCAACGATGTTGATATGAATGTTAGAAATAAACTTGAGTCATGGATGAATTTGATTTCAAGAAATTCATCAAATACCAAAGACTATGCAAGTTTAGCATACATGATTGATGTATATGTTGATCAATTGGACTATGAACAAAACATTGTTAAAAGTTATACGCTTCATGACGCATATCCAACAAATATAAGTGCAATCGAATTAAATTACGAAACAAATGATACTGTTGAAGAATTTACAGTTGAATTTAATTATCAGTATTGGACATCTAAGGAGTCTAATGTAATTGATGATACAAATATTTAATTTGATATAAATACTATATTATGAAGTTGTTTGGATATGAAATATCGAAAATAATTGACAAGAAGAATTCTTCTGAAAGCTCAGCAGTACCGTCATTTTCTGCCCCAGTGGAAAATGACGGTACTTCTGTCGTAACATCTTCGGCTACGGCCGGTTATTATGGACAGGTACTTGACATTGATGGCACTGCGCTGACAAACGAAAAAGATTTAATCTTAAAATGTCGTGCAGCAGCTACTCAACCAGAGTGCGACTCCGCAATATCTGACATTATAAATGCATCTATTGTTTCTGACTCTGACGGCTCTCCAATCAATCTTGTACTTGATAAACTAGAACAGCCAGAAAGTATAAAGAAAAAAATACTTGAAGAGTTTGACACAATAACAAAGTTGTTGTCGTTTAATTATAACGGTCAGGATATTTTTAGAAAGTGGTATATTGACGGTAAGTTATATTACCACATGATGATTGACCCAAAAAAGCCAAAAGAAGGCATAAAGGAGTTGAGAGCAATTGATCCGCTAAAGATCAAAAAGGTTAAAGAAATAACAAATAAGATAGATAAGAATACTGGAGTAAAAACTTCAGATGTCACAGCAGAATATTTTTTGTATTCAGATGACTTTAATAGCAACAGTGGCTTTAAGATTGATCCAAACAGCATAGTTTATGC